AGCAGACTTGTTTAAGTTTGCAATACACCGCAAAGTAGATATAGCTTATGGAAACCGTATTAAGCGAGAAGCTATTATTAATGGCGATGCCGAATTTGTAATCATTAATTATGATGGCGTTGAGATTGTTGCCGACGCTATTGCAAAAAATAAATTTGATTTAATAATTATTGACGAAGCCAATGCGTATAAAACAGTATCGACTAAACGTTGGAAAGTTCTTAGCAAGTTAATAACACCAGATACTTGGTTATGGTTAATGACGGGTACTCCTGCGGCACAAACACCCACCGATGCTTATGGGTTAGCAAAACTTTGTGTGCCCGACCAAGTTCCTAGATTTTTTGGTGCTTTTAGAGACCAGACTATGATAAATATTACTAAGTTTAAATGGATGCCTAGACCCAATGCTAGTCAAATTGTGTTTAATGCGCTCCAACCAGCTATCCGATTTACTAAACAAAATTGTTTAGATTTACCCCCTGTAACCCACGTATTTAGGGATGCCCCCCTAACCCCACAACAGGAGAAATATTATAAATTACTTAAAAAAGAAATGCTTATGGTGGCTGCGGGAGAAGAAATTAGCACTGTCAATGCGGCGGTCAATATCAACAAATTACTTCAAATATCTGGCGGCGCAGTATACACTGATACTGGTGCTGTTGTTGAGTTTGATGTTAGTAATCGTCTTCGAGTCGTCACAGAAGTAATAGAAGAAGCCAGCCATAAAGTAATTGTATTTGTGCCATTTACGCATACAATAGAGTTACTTGAAGCGCATTTAAGAGGGGCAGGTATTACCTGCGAAATTATAAATGGGGCAGTTTCGCTCAATAAACGAACTGAAATTTTTAAACAGTTTCAAGAAACCCCAAACCCAAGAGTATTAATTATTCAACCACAAGCAGCAGCACACGGGTTAACCCTAACTGCGGCAAACGTAATTGTTTGGTATTCTCCTGTAATGTCTATTGAAACTTATTTGCAAGCCAATGCTCGTATAGATAGACAGGGGCAAAAAAACCCAATGACTATAGTACACATCAAAGGCAGTTCAGTAGAAACAAGACTGTATGCTATGTTACAAGGCAAGCTAGATGAACATGATAAGTTAATTGATTTATATGCAAAAGAAGTTGAAGAAAGTAGTTGACAAAGTAAATTTATAATAGTAATATGTTTTTAACGGACAAAGATCCGCGTTTAATTTGAAAGGAAAGTAATGGCAGATACATCTGTAGATCAACTTGTCGCCGTCTATATAAAAATTAGAGACGCACGAGACGAGGCTAGGCGCAAAGCCGATGCAATAGAAACCGATTTTGAAGGGCAACTTGATGTTCTTAATCAAGAGATTCTTGCTATATGTAAAGAGACCGGTGCCGACAGTATTAAAACTCCACATGGTACAGCAATCCGTACAGTCAAAAGCCGCTATTGGACTAATGATTGGGAGCAGTTTTACAAATTTATGTTTGAGCATAATCTTCCAGACTTATTGGAGAAGCGCATTCATCAAACAAACATAAAACAATTTTTAGAAGAAAACCCCGACTTGCTACCACTCGGGTTAAATGTGGATAGCGAACATTCAATAACCGTAAGGAGAAGTAAATCATGAGTGAACTCACTCTATTTAATCAAGACCTGCCTGACTACTTAAAAAACGTAGAGCTTGACGCAGTAACTAAAGCCCTTGTAGGCAATAGCGGAAGCAAACGCATTTCATTGCGTGGTGGCAAATTTCGCATGGTGGTCAATGGTGAAGAAGTTCTTACTAGCAATAGTGACTCTTTAAATGTTGTGATTGTTAACGCTGCTAAAGATGTATCTCGCACTTTTTATGCTGGGGCGTATAACCCTAAAGATACAAAAGCTGCACCGCCTGATTGTTGGTCTAATGATGGCATTAAAGCCGATGCTTCTATTGAAGAACCACAGCACTATAACTGCGCAGAATGCCCTCAGAATATTAAAGGATCAGGTTCTGGTGGCGGTCGGGCTTGTCGGCACTTTAGACGTGTTGCTGTTGCTCTTGCAGATGATGTCGGTGGCGATATCTATCAGTTAACCCTTGCATCGAAATCTATCTTTGGTAAGGGCGATCTAACTCACATGCCGTTTGAACAGTATGCTAAGTATGTTGGCTCACAAGGCTACAACTTAAATACGCTGTCTACCGAAATGCGGTTTGACCCTGATAGCGATACTGCTAAGTTATTTTTTAAACCATTAAAGTTTTTATCGCAAGATCAATGGGAAATTGCTAAGCGTCAAGGCGAAACACAAGCGGCTAAGAAAGCAGTGGAAATGAGCGTTGCTAAAGCAGATCCAACAGCTAAACCGTTTGTTGCTATAACTGCACCTAAAGCTTCTTTTAAAGTAGAAGAGCCGATTGAAGAACCCAAAAAACGGGCTGAAAAGAAGGCAGAACCAACTCCTAAAAAAGACCTTAAGTCTATTATGAGCGGTTGGTCTACTGAAGACGCATGAGCTTAAGAGGATATAGCTACCGTCTTGTGCAGGCAAACCGAGCCGCTGACTCCAAGCATATTGGAGTTAAGCTTGGTAGGCACTGTATTGCTAAAGATATGACTGTTGTGGAAATAGCGAAATATTTTAAAGTATCTCGTATGACCATATATCAGTGGTTCTCTGGTAATGCAATGCCGCATAAGGCGAACATTAGCAAAATAGAACAGCTATTGAATAAATAGTTTACCCCCGGGGCAGCTAGTTTGACGGAACGAAAAGGAGATAGCCGATCTCCCCGCTGCCCTTTTTTTCTTCGGTTTTGAGGTGATATGGCAACTACAGACTTATTGGCAGCGGTACTCCCCCCTGAAGGGTGGTATTGTCTTGTCGGTTTAAAGCAAGAGGGGCACCCAAGACAAGTATTTGTTGAGACGCTTATAGAAGCTTCGGATGAAATTGATAACTTACTATCTCAAAAGTTTGATGTTTACTTTGCTTGCGCCAAATATGCCAACGATACAGATGGGCGTACTCAAAAGAACAGCACTTACTTCAAATCATTTTGGTTAGATATAGATTGTGGTTCAGATAAAGAGTTAACAGGTAAAGGGTATTTAGACCAAGCCGCAGGATTAACAGCGCTTAAAGGTTTTTGTTCTGCAATTAATTTGCCTTTACCGACTATAGTTAATTCAGGTCGTGGACTACATGCATACTGGAGATTAGATGCTGTAATCGATCGATTACAATGGAAACCCGTTGCCGAGCGCATTAAAGCTTTATGTGAAGAACAAGCTTTCAGGGCAGACCCTTCACGCACGGCAGAAAGCGCTTCTATTCTTAGAGTACCAGAAACATTTAACTTTAAGCAAGACCCACCTCTTGACGTAGCAATAATGGCAATACAGCCAGAAATTAGTTACGAAGATTTTAAGAGCATAGTCGGTGTTTTAATTGCGCCAGATTATATACCCCGTCAGTCAAGTGCTATGACTCAAGCAGCAATGAGTAATAGGCAAAGTCGTTTTCAAACTATCATGATTAAGACGATTGACGGTAAAGGTTGTAAGCAACTAGAACATATTACGCTTAATCAAGATACTATTGAAGAGCCATTGTGGAGAGCAGGTTTATCAATAGCAGCGCATTGTGTAGATGCCGATGAAGCTATACATAAAATTTCAGACTCGCATCCGCAGTACGATTACACACAAACAGAAAGAAAAGCTAGGTCTACAAAAGGACCTTATACGTGCGTTACATTTGAAAAGCTAAACCCAACTGGCTGTAGCGACTGCCCCCACAAAGGGAAAATAACGTCTCCTATATTGCTAGGCTCTGAGATTAGTATGGCTGCACCTGATGTTCCTGTTATTGTGGAATTGCCGACGGGTAAAAAAGAGGAGTTCATAATTCCTGAATATCCTTTCCCATATTTTAGAGGCAAAAACGGTGGTGTATACCGTAGGGCTATGGTAGAAAAGAGTGGCGATAAAGACGATGACGATGACGACGCTAAAATTAAAACCGTTTATGAACATGATTTATATGTAGTTAAAAGGTTATTTGACCCCAATAAAGGGGAAGCAGTATGGATTCGGCTACATTTACCTATGGATGGGGTAAGGGAGTTTTCTATGCCCCAGACAGACGCAATGACTTACGAGCGGCTAAGAGAAAAACTTGCGTGGCATGGTGTAGCTGCACCGAAAAAGCAAATGGACGACATAATGTATTACGTAATTATGTCTATTAAAGAAATGCAGTTTAAACAAAAGGTAGAAACAATGAGAACTCAATTTGGTTGGGCAGACGATAACACTAAGTTTATCTTGGGGGATAGAGAAATTGGAGCAGATAAAAATACTTATAGTCCCCCGTCTAGCTCTACTGGAAGTTTAGCTAACTGGATGGTGCCAGCAGGTACTATGGAAGAATGGCAAGCAATAGTCAATACCTATAACCAAGAAGGGTTTGAGCCACATGCCTTTGGGTTTTTTACAGCTTTTGGTGCGCCTTTGTTAAGACATTTAAACTTAAAAGGTGCGATTATTAATTTGATTAATACGGTATCTGGTACAGGTAAGTCTACGGTTTTAAAGATGTGCAATAGCGTATATGGGCACCCAGAAGAACTTATGCTGCAGTGGAAAGATACTATGAACTCTATGGTTCACCGTTTAGGTATTATGAATAATTTGCCTGTAACGATTGATGAAATTACTAAGTTAAGCGGAGATAACTTTTCAGACTTAGCGTATAGTATTTCACAAGGCAGGGGTAAGAACCGTATGCAGCAGCATGATAATGCTGAAAGACTTAACGCTACTAAGTGGGCTACTATAGCCCTATGTAGTTCTAATGCATCTTTCTACGATAAGTTAGCTTCTATTAAATCTACTCCTGACGGAGAGTTTATGCGGTTACTAGAGTACCGTGTTGAAATGACCGACAAGTTAACTAAAGAAGAAGCCGACGTTATTTTTAACGGGTTATATTCTCATTATGGTCACGCAGGGCAGAAGTACATTGAATACCTTGTAGCTAATTTAGAAACCGCAATAGATACTGTAGCCCAAGTACAGCAGAAGTTAGACAAAGAAATTAAGTTTACAAGCCGGGAAAGGTTTTGGTCGGCTACGGCAGCGTGCAATATTGCTGGCGCTTTAATGGCTAAAGACCTAGGCATAATCCCAGATTTTGATATTGGACGGGTATATCGTTGGTTAGTTAAAGAGTTACAAACCATGCGCACAGATATTAAAGCCCCCTGTGCTACAAACCAAGCTAGTGTGTTGGGCGAATTTATGAATGAGCACCGTGCCAGCACTTTAGTTATTAATGGCAAAGCCGACGCTAGGTCGGGTATGGAGCAACTGCCTATAGTCGAGCCTAAGTTTAATGACCTATTTGTACGTATTGAGCCTGATACCAAACGCTTATATATTAACGCAAAGCAACTACGTTCTTATTGTACAAAGCAACAGATTGCGCTTAAAGAAATTCTTAAGGGGCTTGAAGTTGATAGCATTTATTTAGGGCAAATAAACAAACGGTTGTCTAAAGGAACTAAATTGCAATCGCCGCCCGTTAATGCGTATGTATTTAACTTAGAGATTGAAAACTTTTTAGATGCAGAAACCTATATAGAAGCTGCCAAGGAAGTTTTGGATGTTGATCCACGGTCTGGACTTTAGAATAAATTGGCGTAAATTTATGGTCGGAACTTCTTTTTTTGTTCCCTGTTTGGATGCAGATGAAGCATTGTTCCAAATTGAACGTACCACAAAAAGGCTACGCTATAGGATAAAAACCCTTAAAGTAATAGAAAAAGGGATTTGCGGGTTGCGCATATGGAGAGTTAAGTAGTATTATCGGGCTGTAGCTACTTAGATTCGGCTACTACTCTCCTTTCGAGTATTTTTAGCCCCGCTTCGGCGGGGTTTTTTTAGTCTTCCGTATCTACGTAATCCCGCATACCGCCGAGT